GCATTTCTTTTTATAGCGATCGCATCAAATACGCCTTCGCAAAGTATTACTGGGACGCTCCAATTTATGTAATAATCAAAGCCTACCATCTCAGATTTATTGCAAGAAGGTGAATCTATTTTTTGTTTTGGGTCTTTTTCAAATGATCGTGCCACAAAGTAATTGAGTCGGCCTCTAGAATCATAGGATGGCACTACGACTTTGTTTTTATATCGTCCAGATCTGCAATACCCTATGTTGTACTTTTGAATATCAGATGCAGTAACCATTCTATTTTTTAAGTAAACCATGGCTTGTCTTTTCTCTAAACTCGTGTCTTTAGGATCGTTTAGACTGACAAACTCCTTTGGTATAATTATCGGGATATTCTCTTTCTCAACTTCTATTTTTGTAAAATCACTTGTAAAGTAACTCTTCATTTCGAGTATGGCTTCAGTGGGCGCTCCAATCTTTTTTAGAAGTGAGACTGGTGTTTTGCCTGTGGTTTTAGGATGACATGTGAAGCAGTTGTATACTCCAGAAATCACATTGACCATAAGCTTTTGATTCTTATGCTGACATACTGGGCAATAATACGCGTAATCACCCTTGGCCAGCTTTTTGCCTTTGCCTAAGTAAACTTCTAATAAACTTTGAACCAGTTGGGAATTATCCATATAAAAGAATATAACAAAATTATTGAAATAAAAAAATTTTAAAAAAAAAGTCAAAAATATTTTTTTTATTCGGTTTTTTGTTTATATTACCTAAAGGGGAAGGGGAAAGAGGAACAAGAATAAAGATAAAAATAAAGAATAATGATAGATATAGAAGAATATAAAGATAGAAAAGATTTAACTAGTCTAGAGCTGGATATACTTTATGCTTATCTAGACTTAGAAATGCAAAACATGAGCGATGAAGAGAAAGCTATGTGGCACGATATTTTAAACCAAATTGACCCAGATGAAGAATTATAAAGTAGTACTGGCAACGTTAAAGGGATGTTCTTCTTGTGAAAAGTTAAAGAGTATTTTATCCCAGAACAACATAAAATTTGTAGAGGTTCCTTGCGATGAAGATCCTGGAATGTGTGATCAGCTTGAGAACTTAACTAAGAACTCAAAATACCCTATGGTGATAATAAAAGATAAAACTAAGAACTTAGACTATGTTTATTTCACGAGTTTTGATTATAATGAATTAGGCAAAGAGAATATTATTGACGATAAAGTAAGAACAGTCGCATTCCTTTCTCCAGATCAAATACTATTTAAAATCAATAACTTATGATGAAAGAATTATCTGAACAACAATTAATCGAAAACGTAGAGAAATTCTATGATTTGATTAAAAAGTACCTTCCAGACAATGAAAGGACTAAAAAACTTATAAAATTTTATAAAAATATCGAGGTAACACTGCTTACTTCTCCAGCATCTACAAAACTGGATCATCACAATTGCTTCATAGGTGGATACGTTGAACATGTGATCCGTGTAACTGAAGCTGCGCTTGTGTTTGATAAGGTTTGGGATAAATTTGGACAAGAGAAAACTCACACTACTGAAGAACTTGTATTTGCTGCAATCAACCATGATCTTGGAAAGCTTGGTACAAATGATCAACCCTTCTATGTGCCTCAAACATCAGAGTGGCATCAGAAAAACCAAGGAAAGTACTTCACATACAATTCACAAATGCAACACATGAGGATTGCAGACCGTAGTTTGTATTATCTTCAAAAAGCTGGGATCGAAGTATCTGAAAATGAGTATATTGCGATCAAAGTTCATGATGGTCTTTATGAGCCTGGCAATGAAGCATATCTTAAAACACATACTCCTGAGTCTCAAATCAAAGGACATCTTCCATATATCCTCCACCAGGCTGATTTAATGGCATCCAGAGTTGAAAATGACGTAAACAAAGCATAATATGATAACAATAATATCAATAGCAATTTGGCCGATCACAATTATTGCCTATGTGATCTGGAATCTATACAATAAGAACGTAAAGCTCGAATCAATGATAGTAAAGCAGAACGAATTCATCAAATCTGTGCTGGGATTAGCCGATAGTATAGACAAAACTGCGATGAAGATAGATTCTACTATGTGGGTATCAGCAGATCCAGAACTTAAGACTATGTTCGAAGACATTAAGACGATGCAGGAGAACATAAAGCAATTCACAGGTAAACTATAGGCATGGTAGAAGAAGTATTACTCACAAAGAAAGGCAAACCTAGGAAAAGAAAGCCAAAATCAAAGATAGATTACTTTACCTTAGATACTCAAGAGGCTATCATTAGGTATAGAGAGTCTACAAGTGAATCTGAAAGAAATAAAATATACAATACCCAGATTCACTATGCCTTCTATAAACTTGCAGAGAATATAATTCACACATTTAAGTTTTATCACACAGAAGTTGAGAATCTAGAAGATCTAAAGTATGAAGTTATATCATTCATGCTTCAAAAGATCCATCTCTACAACACGTCAAAAGGAAAAGCCTATTCATATTTTGGCACCATAGCAAAAAGGTATCTGATTGCATATTGTCAAAGGAATTATGATAAGCTAGTTGAGAAAAAGCCTCTTGATAACGTAGATAATGATGAGAGGACAATAGATAGTCTAGTAATGCAGCCAACATCTGATGAATTAGATAGATCCTCAGTTATTGCAGAGCTTGTAGAGTATCTAGAGAAGAACATAATTGACATGTTTGAGAAAGAAGATGAGATAAAAGCAGCAGACGCTATTATCGAAATACTCAAAAGATCAGACAGAATAGACATCTCAAACAAAAAAGTACTCTATGTGTATGTAAAAGAGATGGCCGATGTTAAATCTACTGCGATAACGAGTGTAATAACCAAAATAAAAGCTATCTATAAGAAGATACTGAATCGTAGAATAGAAAACGACGATTATTAGTATTTATAAGGAAAAGAGATATGGCTTTAGATTTAAGTCAAGTAGTATTTAGCGATAAAAAGCTTGAAGATCTGGTAAAAGAGGTTTATGACAATCACAAGAACCAAGATCAGATGCTAAAAACGGAGATCACTAGGCTTGCTGGGATGATATCAAATCCTGGTGATGCAGTAGTGATCATTCCTATGTTAAAAGGTTTAATGGACTCTAGCCTTAAGAACGATGAAACCATTCTGAAGCTAGTAAATGTGTTCCAGAAAGCAGCCGAGAGCGCTAAGAAAGATGATTCTGATGATCTAGGTATACTGACAGAAAAGGATGTTGAGCAATTGTTCCAGGAAATAAATGTAATCAAAGCGCCAAAAGAAAAAGTAGATGTCAAATAGCTTAGGACATAGTCAAGGTAGTGGTAAAAGTACTAATACTGGAGCTCCTTTTTATATCGGGAGGGTTAAATCTATCGTGCTAAATCCTTATATAGATAACACAAAACTTCCTAATCCTGATTATAAAACTGCTGCTGACATTGGTAAAATAAGATTTGATAGAATATACTCAAGTGTCACAAGTACAAAAACTGGGAATGAAAATGATTTTGCATACCCAATGTTTAGTTTTATTAAGCAATATCCACTTATAGGTGAGATAGTTGCAATATTCTTTGGTCCATCAGAAGGATTAAACGATAGCAAAGATAGTCAAAAATTATTTTACATGCCAGCTTATGCGTTATGGAGTGGAGTAAACCACAATGTAATGCCTAATATGTTGGAATACAGTCAATTTTTATCTCAATATGTCAAACAACCAGATTACGGAGGCTCATCTGGTACTCCTCCAGAGTTACCAAAAGGCTATACTTTTAGCGAATCGGATAGCATTAGACCTCTTACAAATTTTGAGGGGGATTCTATTGTAGAGGGCAGGTATGGCCAGTCTATAAGGTTTGGATCTACAGTAACAGGCTTTAAAGGATTTAATCCATGGTCAAATACTGGAGAAAATGGATCGCCTATAACCATCATTAGAAATGGTCAAGGTAGTGTAACTAACCCAGTTGATAAATTTGCTACAACTGTTGAGGATATTAATACAGACAAGGCGTCAATATACATGACATCTGGGCAGACAATAGTACTAGAGGACTTAAATAATTTTCCTTTAAACTCATATTCTAAGCCAGTTGCATCTACAGAAGTATCTAGTACACCTAAAATATTTGAAAAGCCGACATCACAAGACTATTCTTCTGCCGCTAATCAAGATAAATATACACTTAATACAACATGATAATCCCAGAATTTCCATACAAAGGCAATCAGATTATATTAACTTCAGATAGAGTCACTCTCCATTCAAAAAAGGATGGAGTTTTTCTCTTTGGTAAAGCCACTGTGGGACTATCTTCTGTAGGAACTATAAACTTAGATTCAAAGGAAAAAGTTCTTATTGATGCGCCTAAGATAGAACTAGGAAATAAAGCAGAACAGTTTGGAGAACCTGTGCCTTTGGGTAATTCACTACAATCAGTGCTTTCTGATATGAATGAAGTATTAAATCTTCTATCAAATGCTATGTCAAAAGCAAATGGAACAGATGATACGAGTACTGCTTTATCTTTAGCTACTATACAAGTTGCAGGCAGTACGTCTCTGATAACAATAAGAAACATACAGTCAAGGTTACAGAACATTCTATCACAGACAACATACACTAAGTAATGTCCCAGGAAAAACCTATAGCCAATTTATCAGAGCAGTTAAACAGGATTAGAGAGTCTTTCAAGCAACTAAAAAATGTTTCAGACTCTCTAGATAATACTGTAGGCAATACCAATGGAAGAGGAATGGCAGCTGTCACAAATAATATCTGGAAGTCTATTCTGTCTTACTTTTCAAGATTTCCTGAGATATTTTTTGGTAAAACGTCTTCTAAAAAAGGACAAAAGTCTGCAAACTGGGCCGATTACGGGATCGCATACATAACGGCGCTGCTTGCATCTTTAGACTTGTGCTCTATAATAAACACCATAAGTAATCTTACAGAAAACCTGAACGTAGCAAAGTTCAATCCAAATCAAAATCCACCTCCTAACGATTTTAAATGGAAAGTTCAAAAGGTTGCTTATGAGATCCAGATTGCAATTGACGCTTTCAATACTGCATACTCTCTTAGTGCAAATCCTGGAGATACTATGTCTACCTTTATAGCGTCTATATCTCCTAACTTACAAAGACTTACTAGCCAAGAATACTTAGGATCTGAAGATATGCGTAAAGCTTTTCCTCAAGTAGATCAGATAAATAATTGGTTAGTAGATAAGCTTGCAGATTGGCAAACAGGCGCAGTATCAAATAACGATAAAGCAAAGATAAGCAGAAACCTAAAGACAATAAGCCTGCTAAGAAATACATGCGTACTTATACAAGGTCTATCCACTCCAGCAAATCTTTCAAGATATGCTCAGACTGCTTTAGGACCTTCTGTATATGAGACTATAGATAAGCTTGGAGTAGACAATATAGATCCAAAAAAGCTGAGTGACATGATAGGCAGTTTGCAGAGTTTGCTAATTCCTATAAATAAAGGTGCTTCTTTTATCCTAAAGTACATTCAATACTTGCAGTTTATAATAAGAGTATCTCTAACCCTTGTAAAGATATTTAGAATCCTTATAAACTTCTTGATACTATTGCCTTTGCCAAACGTTATACTAATAGCGGGTATAAACATAGGATTGTCAAAGGGAGAAAGAAAGATAGACGATTATTTGAAAAACACCATAAAGCTTTTATCAGAGATAAACTTATTTGTGGCAATGATAGTCAGTTTATTAAGAGGACTTACAGCTGTCTTAGATCAAATAATAGCCGACCTTGAGACTATACTTCAGAAGTTTAAAGCATGCACTAGAACTGGAGAAAATACAAACACATCTGATGATGAAACAATCAGAAATGTAGAGGCTCTTACAACTGAACTAAAAAGTACAAACCAAGCGCTTAAAGATTTTGTTGTAAACTATGAATCAAAAAAGGATGCTAACAAAAAAACATACGAAGGCTATACTATAGAAATAAGAATTGAAGATGTATCAGATCAAAATGTTCTGAAAACAACGTTGCCAAGAAGATATGGAATAGCTTTAGATGGTGCTGGTATTCAAGCAGTTAGATCCGATTTTACTTATGCATCAGATGATAGCGTAATAATAAATCAAGTAAAGCTTCTTCTTACATCAAAAGGATTAGTTAAACCACAAGAGCAATTATTTACAAACCAACAATTAGAAGTATTAAATGAAGCTATGGCGGCTATAGAAGATAATCAGATTTCTATGGAAGATATTCCGCAAGCTCCATCACTAAGTGAATATATGGATGCTCCAGATAATGAAGATGAAAATGATGGACTTGGTCTTAACGCATTTGTTAATAAACTTAGCGGTGGAAAGAGACTAAGAAAAAGAATTAAAGAATCCATGGCAAAAAGTAAAGAAAAACTGAACTCAGATATAAGTTCTGTAAAAAAATAACCACAAAAAGATATTTATAGAATATGACAAAGTCAGAATTATTTAGGAAAATGATCAGAGAGGAAGTTCAAAAGGCTATTCGAGCTGAAATGCCTAAGATACTCAATGAACTTA